TGATCCTCGGGGCCGGGCGCGGCGGTCGCGGCGCTCGATTTGTAGTCGGTCCAGTCCTTCCAGCGAAACCCGTGCAACTGCCCGCCGCGCGCCTCGAAAAAGGCGATGAGGACGCCCACGTCATCGAGGCTGCGCAGCCCCATGCCGGCATCATAGCGCCGGCGCGAATGCGCCCAGCTCGTCCGCCGCTCCTCGTGCCCGTTGATGAGCGCGACGATCTCCGTGCGCCGCTCCGGCCCGCCGACCGAGCCGAAGCTCAGCGATGCGGGAAACCGCACCTCGTGAAACGCCATCCCGTCCCCTCCGCCTTCAGCCGTTGCGCTGCCCGCGCGCCAGAAGCCGCCCGACCTCGGCCGCGATCTGGCTCTGGCTGCGCCGGAAGCCCGCGACATCGGGCGTGCTGATGTTGATCGTGACGGGCGCCACCCGCCCGCCGCCGCCGCCCGCCCGCACGCCGAGCCGCCCGTCCGCCCCGCGCGCGAGCGGCAAGATCGCCTCGGGCCCCGCCTCGCCCATCAGCCCGCGCCCACCGCGCAAGGGAAAGCTCACCGGCCCGCTCACCACGCCGCCCTCGGCAAAGGGCATGACCCGCCCCTCGGTAAAGGCTCCGCCGCGCGCGAATGGCAGCACCGCCCCCGCGACGGTGTTGATCCCCTCGGCCAGCGCCCCCCCGAGCGCCGCCTGCACCGGCCGCAGCGCCACGCCATAGACGCTCTCGGCCATGCTCCGCCCGAGGCCGCGCAGCACGTCCGACAGCCGCTCGCCCTCGAACACCAGGCCATCGAAGGCCCCCCGCAGCGCCCCGCCGAAGCGCGTGGTCAGCGTGCCGACCTCGCGGCCGGTGAACAGCAGCCCCTCGCCCATCCGCCGCGCCTCGCCGTCCAGAACCGCAGCCGCCGCCGCCGCCCCCCCGAGGCTCTCCTCGAGGGCCGCGATCTCCGCCCCCAGCCGTTCAACCTCAGCCATCCTCGCCCTCCTTCGTCACCCAGTCGGGAAAGGCCCGCATCAACGCCTCGATCCGCTCCCGCGTCAGCGGCGCCGCCGCCGGCCCGAGCCCGAGCATGATCCGCAATTCCGCGGGCGAGAGGCGCCAGAACACCTCCGGCCCGAGGCCGAGGCCCCCCATCCCCGCCCGCATCAGGCCCCCCCAGTCGATCCGCCGCGCCTCAGCCATCGCCCTCACCCGGCACGGCGAAGGCCGCGACGATCAGCGCCGCCGCCGCCCGCGCGGCCCCCGCCGGCCCGCCGGCAAAGCGCGCGCTCCGCAGCGCCGCCGCCTCGCCCCGCCAGCCCCCGCCGCGCAACCCCGCGACGATGACGGCCAGCACGTCGCGCGCCCGCCACCGCCCGGTCTCGAACCGTTCGACCATCTCGATCACGCTCTCGCCCGTCGCGGCCTCCATCTCGGCGATGGCCCCGAGCGTCAGCTTGCAGACATGCCGCACGCCGTCGATCTCGACCTCGACCTCGCCCGCCAGCGGATTGGCCATCAGAGCGCCGTGAACCCGAGCGCCCCGGCCGAGGCGAGGCCGACCTCATAGGTCGCCTCGCCGTCGTGCCGCCCGCCGTATTCGAGCGCGGTGATCTGGAACGGCCCCTCGACGATCCCGAACGCCGGGATCACCACCTGGAACCGCGCCACCTCGCCGTCGAAGAAGATCTGCCGCGCGCGCTCGTCGCTGCTCGCGTCGCGAAAGACGCCCGAGCCCGAGATCGACGCCGACCGCACCCCCGCCCCGGACAAGAGCTCGCGCCACCCCCCCGGGCTCTCGAGGCTCGTCACCTCGACCGTCTCGGCGTTGAAGCTGATCCGCGTCGCCCGAAGGCCCGCCACCGTCTCGAACTGCCCCTCGCCCGAAACGTCGATCTTCAAGAGCACGTCCTTGCCGCGCTGAATCGCCATGCTGTCCATCCTTTCCGAAACTGGCGCGCCGGGCCCCGCCCGGCCGCCTCAGATCTCGACCCGCGCGCGAAACGACAGATCGATCCGCCGCATCGTGCCCTGCTCGCGCCGCCGCGCCTCGGCCCGCCGGAACCAGATCCCCACGAGCCGCCCGCGCCCGAGCGCCATCTCCGCACCCTCGAGCGCCTCCGACACCGCCGCCGCCACCGCCTTGGCCGGGGCAAAGCCCGTCGTGCTCACGACGCTCACCGTCAGCCGGTGCTCCGCGCCCCGCCCGCTCGCGTCCGAGGCATCGAGCACGACCTCGGGCCCCAGCACGACATAAAGCTCGGGCGGCGCCCCCGGCGGCACCGCGTCAAAGATCGCCTCGCCGACCAGCGCGCCCAGCGCCGCATCGGCCCGAAGCCGGCCAAAGATCGCGGCCTGCACCGCCGCCGCCGCCGCATAGCTCATCCCCGGCCCCCTTCCTCGGCGTGACAGACCAGATACCGCCCCTCCGGGTCGGCCTCGGCGACCGCAAGGATCGGATAGATCCGCGCCCCCTCGCGAAACCGCTGCCCCGCGACGGGCCGCGACGGCGCCCCGACCGGCGCCCCCCGCACCATGATCCGCAGCGAAACCCGCTCGCGCGCGATCAGGTCCACCCCGACCTCGCGCCCCGCGCCCGCGGCCACCTCGGCCCAGAGCGTCCCGCGCGCCTCCCAGCGCTCGGCATAGCCGCCCGCCCCGTCCGGCACCCGCGCCGCCGCCTCGAGCACCAGCCGACGGTTGAGCCGCCGCGCCCTCATCGCGCCCCCCCGCCCAGCACGCGCACGTTGCGCCACCGCTCGATCAGCGCCGCCACCCCGAAGGGTGCCGCACCCTGCTCGATCCCCGCCTCGTGGCGGAACTCGTGGAAATGCGCGCCAAGCATCAGCACCGCCTGCCGCAGATCGGGCGGCACCGCCTCCCAGGCGGCGCCGAAGCCCGCCTCGAAGTCGATTTCCGCCCGCCCGCCCGTCGGCACGGCCGGCAGCGCCGTCCCGGCCGGCACCAGCCGCGGCCGGTGCAGATCGGTCACGAGGCGCAGCCGCGCCGCATCGACCGTCACCGCCCCCCCCGCCGCATCGAGGATCCGCACCGCCTCGATCCGCCCGACCGGCGCGACCGGCAGGGTCTGCCCGCCCGCGTCGCGCCAGCCCTCAAGCTCCAGCCGGAACCCCCGCGCGATCAGGGCCTTGCCCGTGCGCCCCTCGATCGCCGCGAGGGCCGCCCGCAGATATCCCGCGATCAGCCCGTCCTGCAGCCCCTCGTCGCCAAAGCCCGAGCCCAGCCGCAGATGCGCCTTCATCGCCTCGATAGGCAGCGCCGCGTCGGGGACCGGCGTCCGTTCGGTCAGTCTCATCGCCTCTCTCCGCAGGATGAATGGGTGCGGGCGCGCGCTCCGACGCCGCTCGTCCGGAGGTGGAGCAGCTAGACGACGCCCCAGTTCCGGCGCGCGCCCGCCCTTGCGCCCGGTGCCAGGGGCACGGGCGCAAGACCGTCGCGATCAGCTCGTCGCGAACTTCAGCAGCTTGATCGCCGCAAAATCGCTCACGTCGCCGCCGACGCGCTTGGTTGCGTAGAAGAGCACATGCGGCTTGGCCGAGAACGGATCGCGCAGCACGCGCAGGTCCGGGCGCTCGGCGATGGTGTAGCCCGCGCGGAAATCGCCGAAGGCCACCGCATAGGCATTGGCGCCGATGTCGGGCATGTCCTCGGCGATCAGCACCGGATAGCCCATCAGGCGCGCGGGTTCCCCCGCCTGCAACCCGTCCGACCACAGGAAGCGGCCGTCCGCGTCCTTCATCTTGCGCACCGCACCCGCGGTCTTCGAGTTCATCACGAAGTTCGCGTTCGCCCGATAGCTCGCATCGAGCGCATAGACGAGATCGACGATCGCATCGGCCGCGTTCGCCGTCGCGAAATCGCCCGCAGCCCCGGTCACGACATAGCCGAGCCGGCCCCACTGCCAGACCCCCTCGGCGACTTTGGCATGGTCGAGGAACCCGCGCGGCTTGTCGGCGCCATCGCCCGCGACAAAGGCCGCTGCCTCGGCGCGCGCGAACTTGTCCGCGATCCGCCCCGCAAGCCACCCCTCGATGTCGAAGGCGCTGTCGTCCAGAAGCCGCTGGCTCGCCTTCGGCATCGCCGACAGCTCATGAAGCGTGATCGAGATGCGCTCGATCTGCGGCCCGTCCGTCTCGGCCACCGCCCCCGTCTCGCTCGCCCAGCCCGAACCGACATCGCCATGGTCCACGAGCACATCGAACGACGTCGCCTCGACCTGCACGACATTGGCGATCGCGCGCAGCGAGGCCGTCGAGGTCAGCACCGACCGGATCGTGTCGGCCGTCTGAGGATCGACGAGATAGCCGCCCTCCGCCGCCACCTGAGTGTTGAGGCCCTTGCCCTCGAGGACAAGCCCCCGCAGCCCGTCGTCATCGCCGTTGCGCAGATAGGCGTCGAACGCCTTGCGATGCGGCACCTCGATATCGGCCGCCATCGACAGGGCGGGTCGGGCAAAGCCCGTGGTCTTGCGATCCAGCATGGTCAGTCGCTCTTCCTGTTGAAACAGACGGGATTTGATCTCGGACTGAAAGCCCGAGAACTCGTTCAGAAATTGCACCACGGCGGCATCGGCCTCCGCAGCGTCATCCCCGGGCGCGGGGCATGCGCCCGCCGCCCGGACCCTCGTCTCGGTCATGGTTCACCTCGATGTGGATGGGTGGATGGGCCTCAGCGGCCCGCAAGCTCCCGGCGCGCCCCCGCAAGGGTCGCCGTCAGCATCCTCAGCAGGTCAGGCCGGACCCCGGCCTTCCCCTCGACCCGCGCCTCGGGCAGCATCGGAAAGGTGACAAGCGACACCTCCCACAGATCGATCTCGATCAGCGCCCGCCGCCCCGACGCATCGCGCGCCGCGCGGATGGTGCGGAACCCGATCGACAGCCCGTCGACCGCCCCCGCCCCGATCAGCGCCGCCGCCTCGCGCGCCCGCGCCACCTCGGGCAGCAGCCGCCCCGCGACCCGCAGCCCCCGCTCGTCCTCGACGACCTCGTCCCAGACCCCGATCGGCTGCGTCGCATCGTGCTGCCAGAGCATCTTGACCGCCCGCCCCTCGGCCCGCAGCCGCGCGAGCGAGCGCGCGTAAGCCCCCGGCATCACCACATCCCCGCCCTGGTCGGGCAGGCCAAAGAGGCTCGCATAGCCCGCGATCCGCGCCCCCTCGTCCACGACCAGCCCCGCCTCGGGCCGGTGGAACTTGCGCTCGAGCGCGTCCATCCCCTCAATCATCGCATCCCTACCTTTCCGCCGCCCGGATGAGCACCTCGACCCCCTGCGCCAGCAGAAAGGCCGCCACCCCGTAGACCCCGACCCAGATCCGCTTCTCCAGCCGCTCGAGCATCCGCTCGATCTGCCCGAAGCGGTATTCGAGCGCGCTCCACCGCTCTTCCGCGACGCGCTCGTTGGCCTCGATCCGCGCCTGCGCGGCATCGAAGCTGTCATAGAGAAACCGCGATCCCCCCGCCTCGCGCCGCCCGTTCATGGCCCCTCCGCGATCCGCGGCAGGCCGAGTGCCGCGCGCTTCTCGGCCTCGGTCAGAAAGTCCGCCGCCCCCACCCGCGCCCATTGCTGGTCGCGCTCGACCGCCAGCGCCGGCACCTGGTCGAGATCGGGGCGCAACTCCACCGCCTCGCCCGTGAACCCCGACAGCCAGTGCCCGACCGCCGCCGTCACCTTGGCCACGAGCGGTAGCACCGTCAGCCGG